AGAGATAATGAAGGTAACTACAGTGGGATTAGGTAGTACTAATTTCCTTGCAGTTGATCGTCAATGGATGGGAACAGCGTTAGGAATTCACACTGTTAATTCGTTGATTACCAAGGTTGATGGTGATTATAATATTGTTGAAAATACAATTAACTTTATTGAAGCACCTTTAGGACCAACTCCTATTAGTTCTACAACTAATGAACCTGAAGAGAGATATTGGGTGGGTATTACAACATTCTCTACTTTCCAAGGAAGAACCTTCATGAGAGGGGCAGCCCCAGATAGTACTAATAGACCTTATGCAACCAATCAAGTTTTTGATGATATATCCGAAGGATTTACTGGGGTTGGTAAAACATTTACCTTAAAGTCAGATGGTTCAAACGCAGTAGGATTCTCTACTAATAATGCGTGTATTCTTATCAATGGCATCTTCCAAAGTCCAACTGGTGGATTATCAACTTTCCAAGATTACACTCTGTCTGAGGGATCAGGAATTACCACTATAACATTTACAGGAACAGCAACCTCTCTTGCAAGTGATCCTAATAACTCTAATATACCTGTTGGTGGTATAGTTGCTTCTGTTGGTTCTACAGGTGGATTAGGATATCAACCACTTATTGGTGCTGGAGGAACTGCAATTGTTTCTACTGCAGGAACTGTTTCTTCCATTAGTATTGGTAATAGTGGTTCTGGGTATAGGATAGGAGTTCAAACAACTGTTAATGTTGCCATTCAAACAGGAACCAATAATCAACCACAATTGATTGGTATTGGTACGGCTGCGATCACTGATGGACACATCACAGGAATAGCGATTACAAACAGTCAAGTCATTTATGTTCCACGGTCAATTTCTAATGTTGGATATAACTCCATAACAGGGGTCACAACTGTCACTACATCGACCCCACATGGACTTCTAGCAGGGCAGGAAGTTAAGTTAGCAGGAATTGCATTCACATGCGATTACCTCCCTGCTGTAGGCGTTCAGAGTGCCATATACAACAATGTTACAGGTATCATGACAGTCACCACATCTGGTGCTCATGGACTCTCTACAACAGGAAAAAATAGTGATGTAGTGCTTACTGGATTAGCATTTACTTGTGCATTAGATGATGGAGCAGCTACTCATCTCTATCCAAGAACAACTGATCCTGCATTCTGTGGGACAGCAGTTATCGGAGTTGCAAGTGCCACTCAATTCACCATAAATGCAGGTGTATCAACTGTTCCTACATTCTATGCATCAGGTGGTGTAATACAACCTGCCTTAATTGCACCTAGAGATATAAACAATTCTGCAAGTGGCACTGATCCTGCTGCTAGTGGATCTACGGTTCTTAGAGTTATAGATACCACTTCCTTTGTTGTTAATACTGGAATATCTACACGAACTCATTTCTATTCAAGATGTGGAACAGTTAATAGACAAATGAATGTTGTGATTGATGAACCACTTTCATACACTAATATTCCTCTAGTTTATAGTTCTTCTGGAACAACAGGAATTGGAACTCAAGCCACAGTTGATATTGTAGTGGGTCAAGGATCTAGTGTTACAGAGTTTGAAATAAAAAATACTGGTTATGGATATGCTGATGCTCAAGTTTTAACTGTTCCTAAGATGGGAACAACTGGTATCCCTACCGATCCAACAAAAACTTTTGAAGAATTCCAGATTACTATACAAGATGTAGCTGGTGATTCATTCGCTGGTTGGACATTTGGACAACTTGAAGTTCTTGATAAGATTCAAAGTGAATTTAATGGAACTAAGAAAGTCTTTACTCTGAAGAAAGATGGTGCTCCAATTACCATTAGAGCAAGAGAAGGATCTAATATTGATGTTCAATCAACCATTCTTGTTTTTGTTAATGATACTCTTCAAGTTCCTGGTGAGGGATATACTCTTACAAATGGAAGTATTCTAACATTCTCTGAGGCTCCTAAAGGAAGACAGACTGATGGATCATATAAAGGTGATACCTGTAAGATTCTCTTCTATAAAGGAAGTGGTGATAGTGATGTGATATTCAGAGATACGTTAGAAACAGTTAAAAAAGGAGATACTTTACAAATTGCAGGTAATAAAAATTTATGCACTGATTCAATAGAGCAAGGTGTCAGATTAGTAAAAGAGGTGGTAGCGAGTGATGTTGTAGATACTAACGCATACACTGGTGTTGGTATTAATGGTGATCCAAATTGTAAGAGACCAGTTACATGGTGTAAACAAGGTTCTGATAAAATTATAAATGGACAAGTGGTCAGTAAGAGTCGTGAGGAATTAGAAGCATTAATTCAACCCACTACGTTTATTATTCAATCTGTAGGAGTGGGTTCAACTGTGATATTCGTAGAGAGTGTAAGAACCTTCTTTGATCCTAGTAATGAAGATCAAACTACTGCTAAGACTCAAAAGATTTCTATAACTTCTCAAGACAATATTGTAGGAGCTTCTGCTACTGCTGTTGTATCTGCTGCTGGTACAATTTCTGCTGTTACAGTTAGTTTAGGGGGAACAGGATATACTTCTGCTCCTAATGTGATTATAGGTACTCCTGTTGGTTTAGGAACTACAACAAGAGCATCTGTTACTTCTACTCTTACAGGAGATGCAGTTTCTGCTATCACAGTTGTTTCTGCTGGTACAGGATATACTAATACTTCTGCACCTGAAGTTCTTATTGAAGTTCCTAATGTAACAAGAGAAATAAATGATTCATCTACATATGAAGGTGACTTTGGAGAAATTGTAGGAATCGCTACAACAGCTGTTGGTGTTGCATCGACAGGTATTGTATTTGATTTGTTTATTCCTACTAATTCATATTTAAGAGATACTTCCATAGTTGGAACTGCTGTTACAATTAGTGGTATTCAAACTGGATATTACTTTACAGTTTCTAATAGTAATATTGGAAACGGTGTAACATCAATCTATCAGAATAGATCAGTATTAGGAATAGGAACTACCTTCCTAGATAATGTATATGAAGTTGCTGCAGTTTCTGTTGCACAAACTTCCGTGCCTGGTATTGCTAATACATATGTGGCTAGAGTTACAACTAGTGTCTCTAGTTTCAATTCTCTATCTGGAGTGGGTGTGAGTGAACTATTTGGAAGTTTCTCATGGGGAAGAATAACACTAGGTGCAAGACCTGGTAGTTCAGTTACATCCTTTACTGCATATACGCAAAACGGATTTACTGGCATCTCTACATCCGCAGTGGTAAGTAGAGTTACTCCTCTAAAATCTCAAGATTATTCTAGTTAACAATCTTTGATAAATAAGTAAAAAAACTATCGCAAAATGGCTGCAATTATAACTGATCAACTTCGTATATTAAATACTAAAGATTTTGTTGCCAGTGTAGCATCGACAACTAATTCATTTTATACATGGATTGGTTTACCAAATGCTACACAGGTTGATTCTGATTGGAATACGACTCCACCTGATCCACGGGATAGTTTTAATCAAGAGAATGAATATTGGGATACAATGATAGCCTTGAAAAAGGTAGATACAACAGATATAAAACAAGTTGTTAAAAAGAATACATGGGCATCAGGTATTACCTATGACATGTATAGGAATGATATTCAAGCAGAAAATCCTTCTAAACCTTCTAATGCGATTAGTTTATATGCTGCAAATTATTTCATAGTAAATTCAGATTTTAAAGTTTATATTTGTCTGCAAAATGGAACTGATCCTGATAATCCTGAAGGAAAGGCATCATTAGATGAACCAACATTTACTGATTTAGAACCAAGAGCAGCAGGAAGTAGTGGTGACGGATATATCTGGAAGTATTTGTATACTATAAAACCAGGTGATATTGTAAAATTTGATTCAACTGATTTTATGCCTGTTCCTGCAGATTGGGCAACTAATAGTGCTGATGCTGCAGTAAGAGATAATGCATCAACTAGTGGTCAACTCAAGATTGTCACTGTTACAAATAGAGGTGTTGGATTAGGAACTGCTAATCAAACTTATACTAAAGTTCCAATTAATGGTGATGGTCAAGGTGCAGAAGCAACAGTTGTAATTAATAGTAGTTCTAAAGTGGAATCAGTTACTGTTTCTAAGGGTGGTTCTGGTTACAGTTTTGGAACATTAGATTTAGCAGAAGGTGGAGTTCCTACAGGAACCAGTGCAGCTGCATTCAACGTTATCATTCCTCCTCAGGGTGGACATGGTGCTGACATCTATAGAGAACTAGGTGCTAAAAATGCTCTAGTTTATGCTCGAATTGAAAATGATGCAGAGAACCCTGATTTTATAACTGGCAACGAATTTGCTCGTGTGGGTATTGTTCAAAATCCTGAGGCATTTAATTCCACTGAAAATTTAGAATTAGATAAAGCAAGTGCAGTATATGCTTTAAGATTGACTGGTGCTGGTGCTAGTACCGCTACGTTCAATGCAGATGCTTTTGTTACTCAAACTATAGGAGTTGGTTCAACAGCTGTAGGAAGAGTTATTTCTTATGATCAAACAACCTCTGTTCTGAAGTATTGGCAGGACAGATCTACCTCTGGTTTTAATACAGATGGTAGTGCAAATACGGATCCTACTTATGGATTCCAAATGGATAGATTTACTGCGAATATTAAATCTGGTGGATCCTTTAATATTGTTGGGGGATCTGAAACCCTAGCAATCAATACATCCTTTACAGGTCTCTCTACTGTAATAAATAGTAGGACTTATTATCTTGGTCAGTCATTTACCGCAGGTGTGGCCAATCCAGAAGTTAAAAAGTATTCTGGAGATATTATTTACGTTGATAATAGACCGTCGATCACTAGATCAACAAACCAAAAAGAAGATATCAAAGTCATTTTGCAATTCTAAAGAATTATGTCTCAGGAAACCAATCTAAACGTCGCACCTTACTTTGACGATTTTAATGCAAGTAATGACTATTATAGTGTACTCTTTAAGCCTGGATATCCAGTTCAGGCAAGAGAGTTAAATAATTTACAATCAATATTACAAAATCAAGTTGAAAAATTTGGTCAACACTTTTTCAAAGAAGGTTCAAAAGTAGTACCAGGAAATACTTATTACAATAAAGACTATGCTGGAATACAATTAGAACAAAGTTTTTTAGGGATTCCACTATTCAATTATTTGGGACAATTAACTGGATCTAAGATTACTGGATTGACATCAGGTGTTACGGCTACTGTTGCTAAATGTGTTTTAGGAAAAGACTCAGCAACAGGAAATCCTATACTTTATATAAGTTACTTAGGATCAGATTCTACGAATAATACTCAAGGAATTTTTGCAAATAATGAATTACTAACATCTAGTATAGATATAATTTCTGGTGGAACCACCATTGCTGCTGGAGAACCATTTGGATCAACATTGGTTACAGGTGCAAATATAATTGGTTCATCCTTCACTATAAAAAGTGGAATTTATTTTGCCAAGGGAAGATTTGTAGAAGTAGCAGATCAAAATATTATTTTAGATGGAGTAAGCAATACTCCAAATTATAGAATTGGTCTCTTTATTAATGAATCAATAATCAATGCAGATATGAATCCTGCGTTGAATGA